CCTAAGTTATGCCAAGCGGTACTCAGGTGTAAAACTGCGGAACAAAATTATAATATAGGCGATGAGTTTCACTTAACTAATGAGATATTAGTTCAAGATGCTACAAACGTAACTCTTTGCTCTGATGCCGCGCTCAACGTCAAAAATAAAACTAACTATGCGACCTTCAACCCTACAGTCGCCAACTGGAAGTTGGTCTTACGCGCCTTCATATAATACTCATGAACTCAGATCACCTTCCATCAGCCATAGGCATCACAGGACTCCTTGGGACAATCACCCTAGGAGACATAAACCTAGCAGTAGGTATAGCTGTGGGTCTTACGACTCTTCTTTATCTAGGAATCAAAATCTTCAAGGAGCTATTCAATGCAGATGACTGATTGGATTTCATCCTTATGGTCTGTGGCTGTGGGTTTTGTAACCCTTGTCATCATCCTATCTCGTATGCACTACACCATAGAGAGCCTAAGCGAAAAGGTAAAAATCCTTTTTGATTTCCACAACAAAAGAAACGACAAATGAGTGACCCTTCAGAAAGACTACACAACCTACAGGACATTTTAATTGACGAAATGATCCGTAGAATCCAAACTGGCGAAGCAACTGCGGCTGATTTAAGTGCCGCTCGACAGATGCTCAAGGACAACGGTGTCCAAGTCCAAGTAACAGAAGAAAGCCCATTCAAAACTCTTGTTGATGCCCTTCCGTTTGAAGACGAAGCCGAGCAGATAAAGCTCGCAAAGTAATCAATGGAGATACCAGAACAGCTTCGGGACTTCCGAAACTTCCTCTATCTATGCTGGAAGCATCTCAACCTGCCTCAGCCTACGCCTATCCAATATGAGATAGCCGACTACATGCAACATGGCGACAAGAGAGCAATCATCGAAGGCTTTCGTGGTGTCGGTAAATCTTGGGTTTGTTCTGCGTTTGTTGTTCACCAACTATTCCTAGACCCATCCAAGAACATCCTTGTGGTGTCTGCTAGTAAGACTCGTGCAGATGACTTCTCGACCTTTACGTTGAGGCTCATTCACGACATGCCCATCCTCAAGCACCTCATACCTAAGAACAGTCAGAGGTTCTCTAAGATAAGTTTCGACGTAGGGTTAGCACCTGCATCTCACGCACCCTCTGTTAAATCACTAGGGGTTACCTCACAGCTAACAGGGTCTCGTGCTGACATCATCGTAGCAGACGACATCGAAGTCCCCGCTAACTCAGCCACACACAACCTTAGATGGAAGCTGGCAGAGCAGGTAAAAGAGTTTGAAGCTATCATCAAGCCTAACGATTCCTCTAAGATTATCTTTCTAGGCACACCCCAGAATGAGGATTCCATATACAACACACTCCTAGAGCGTGACTACGGATGTAAGATTTGGACATCACGTTACATAACCGAATCCGAGAACAACAACAGCTACAGCGGTAACGTCAGCAACATCTGTATAGACCCTGAAAAGCAAGGTAAATCTACTGAGCCTACTAGATTCAGCGACATCGACCTAGATGAACGTGAGATCAGTTACGGACGCAGTGGATTTGCGATGCAGTTCATGTTGAACACACGCAGAAGTGATGCCGACAGATACCCCTTAAAGCTCGCTGACCTGATTGTTACAGACATAGACGAAGAACTAGCACCTGAGAAACTCGTGTGGGCGCAGTCACCAGACCTAGCTTGGGATGGTTCAGTGCCAAACGTAGGATTCAGCACAGACCGCTACTACAGACCCCTTAAAGTTCTAGGGGATCACATACCGTTCACAGGCTCTGTTATGTCCATTGACCCCTCTGGACGAGGTAAGGATGAGACTGGTTATGCCATCGTTAAGATGCTCAACGGCTTCCTTTACGTCCCTGACTGCGGCGGTATGCAAGGAGGTTACAGCGACGAAGTTCTACGAACTCTAGCCATAAAAGCCAATAAGAACAACGTCAACGCCATAGTCATCGAAAGTAACTTTGGCGATGGAATGTTCGGCGAGATATTTAAGCCTATCCTCGAAAAAATCCACCCTTGCTCCATCGAAGAGATACGTCACAGTACCCAGAAGGAAAAACGTATCATCGACACGCTTGAACCAGTCATGAACCAACACAGACTCGTCTTCGACCCCAAGGTCATAAGGAATGATTACGAGACCACCCAAGGGTACACACAGGAGTCTCAACTCAAATACCAGCTTTTCTATCAGATGTCGAGGTTGACCAAAGATCGTGGAGCTATCAGCCATGATGACAGATTGGATGCCTTGAGTATTGCTGTCAACTATTGGACAACCCAGATGGCTCAAGACAGTGACCGTAGAATCATTGATCGTAAAGAAGACTTGATTAACGAAGAACTAAACAAGTTCGTAGATGCCTATTACGGGCGTTCTAAGGGGTCAAAAAACGCTTTGACTTGGAGTTGAGAGTCAGAACTAAGGTAGACTCCTAGACCTATCTTAAATCGCATTTAAATGACCACCTTCATAAACCCCTATCGGGGTGGTAACAACTCCTCTTTATGAGGGTGTGTATTTATAGATGCATTTATACAGAGAACACACTCACACAGAACAAGTTAAGAACACATCTATTGGTGTGTTAAATATACTTCGGACTAATACGGGAGGACATATATAAATCTAATCTATAAATCTTATCTATAATGGGGCTTATGGTGATGATGACTATCGAATGATTCATAAATTGACTTATAGATTCATTTATAGATAGGTCTCGCTCACCACCCTGTCAAGAACAAAATCCACTCAACCCCATCTTTTATACTCATGCCTACTCCCTTTGAACAAGCTAAAGCCATACTTGGGGAACATTTTGAGAATTATGTTATTATCGTCAACCCAGATTCCCACGAGTGTGAGTTGGAATATAACAACGCATTTGCCGCCCAAGGTATGTTACAGTGGGCTAAATATACTCTTGACAGTTTCTATACTGACGATCAAATTGATCTCGATACAGAGATTATCTGGGATGATGACGACGAAGACGACACCGATCCCTTAGAAGACTTTTAACGTGTTATTGTTGTTATATCATGTGTGAAATAAGTCCCTCCCCATTGATGGTTATGTGGTGTTTCCTAGATGGGTGAGGGCAGTCACCTTTAAAAAGGCTCTCGGATATTTTTGGTAAAAATTTCTGTTACCCTTACGATTATAACAAAGGCGAAAATTTCCCCGTTGCCATGTCTTTTTTTATGTTCGGTCACTCGATCGGTCACTTCCCTAGCAAATGCCTTTTGTTTACGGGAACAGCAACGGATTAAAGATGCGTTCGCTGTGTCTTTCTAGGTGTTTTCTTTGTCTGTTTTTCGCTCTGTTTTCTGTCTCGATTGCCTGTCATTTTTCGACTGTTTTTTTGTTAGATGGTGTTTTTTGAGTTTCATTTATTTGTATGTTTTCAAATTCCATCTACAAGCTAAAGAGTTTCATTTCTGTGGACTTGACAGGTATGTTATAATGTTTGCAGTTCAATCGAACTATACACACTAACCACACACAAAAACACCATGAAAAAATTCAAAGTATTCACCCTTAAATCCGACAAACTTTACACTGTCACAGCAATATACGACAACGGCGAAAAAGTGACCGTTTCTTTTTACGGCGAAAAAGATGCGAAAGCGCACGCGCAATGGGTAACTAACCACAGTCCGCGAAAAGAAACAGTGCGCTCCGTCGAAGTAAATCATGTCATTAGATACGTCGAGGCGATCTAAGACATCTTACCCTTAAAACCACTTGCCCGCCTTCGTTAATTCGTCGCGCGGGCTTTGGAGTGCCTAAAGATGGGCATCAATAATAACACCAATAATAACACCACAATGAAAAAGAATGTTTACGAAATAGTAACTGAGCAAGTGATTGCTAAGATTGAAGCTGGCAACGTCGCGCCGTGGCAAAAACCGTGGAAAAGCGTCGAGCATCGACCCGCGAACCTAATCACGAAAAAACCATACAAGGGCATCAATGCCTTTTTACTCGCTTTTAACGATTACGAATCGCCGT